CCGGCCGACTCGATGTGATACAGACCCTTCGCCAACGCCTCCGGTGTCGTGCCGACGCTCGTTGACATGTTCAGGACGGCTTTGGAGAGTTGGCCGATGTCGCCTGACGTGTCACCGGCCTGTGTGCGGATCAGCAGCATCTGCTGCTGGAACTCACCGGCCGCTTTTGCGCTGTGGGCGAGCGCGAACGCGAGTCCGTAGCCGCCAAGGAACTGGGCGGACGCGAACGCGATGGCGCGTCCCATGCCGGTGAGCGCGACGGTTCCGGCCAGGGTGCCGCGCGTCGTGCGTTCCATGTTCTTCGCGAACATGCCGGTTTCCGCTGTGGCGGTGCGGAGGCCGGTGATGTACGCCCTTGGGTCGGCGATTACCTCAACGACGATCTTTGGCGGCAACCGTTACTCCTCTAGCTGCAGGATGTCGTGCAGGAAGATGACCCGGCTGATCGTCATGTGGTACATGTCGCCGGGTGACAGGTTGAAGCGTGCGCCCATCCAGGGCGTCCACATCACTGTTGGGTCTTTTTGCGCTTGCTCGATGGAGGCTCCGATGATCCACTCGAACTCTCGGATGATGGAGGAGATTTGTCGGCGTTCTCCGTCTGCTCCGGGGGGCGAGCATCACCGTTTCCGTCTTCGTCGGGTGCGCCGATGTAGACGACGGTCGAGAGCGGTGTGTCGTAGATCAGCCGTGCGACCCGGGTGACTGACCAATCGGGATGCTTCGCCCGCACCGACGTTGCCATCAGGGCAAGCATGATCGGTCCGCGGCCCCGTTCGAGGTCGTCGTCGATTGCCTCATAGAAGACGGAGGCGGGCATCTTCGTGAACTCGTCGATCAGCATCAGGTCCTTCGCGCTGTCAGACGCGGTCCACGGGTAAAACTCGCCGTTGATCTCGAAGCCGATCTCTTTCTGCTCTTCTGCCACTGCCATCGTTCCTCCTTGTGGTTACAGAATCGAGCTTTGCCGCCAGAAGCTCTCCATGATCACGGCTTGGAGGGCAAGCTCGAACCTCGCTTCGATTTCGTCTTGTTTCGCGTGCAAGGCGGGAAGGAGTGCTTTCGTCATTTGCAGCTTCCCGTATTCGGGATGCTGGTGGGTTGTTGCCCGGATTGACTGGCCGACGTTGACGTGCATCTGTGTGACATAGGTGCGGTATCCGGCGGCTGAGCGTTTGTCGTAGGGCTGGAAGCGGGCGGCGGCGTCCATGCGGACGATCTCGCCGACCCGCTTCAGCTCTTTCCGGAAGTAGACGCCCAGGTTGAAGATCGACGCGTCGAAGGCGCGCATCACTTCGCGGTAGCCCTTGACGAGCAGGGTTGGTTCGCGAAGTCCCGGGCTGAACATTCAGGTGGTCTGCCGTCGGATCGCGGCGTTCGACGGGAACGTCACCGCTGTCTCCGAGCGGGCACCGACCGCGCCGCTGATCGGCTGGTAGGTGAGCAGGATGCAGTTGTCGGAGACGTACTTGGGGTTGGTGCTGCTGACGGCAAGAGAGTTCGGGGTGACCGACACCGTGAACTCTGTTTGCGTTGTTGCTGTCGCGAGCAGCGGGAACAAGGTGGCGTCCACCTGTGCGGCGTCGAAGTCGGACAGGAACGTCATGGTGAACTGGTCGTTGCGGAGTCCGGCCAGATGCTGGTGGACGCCGGTTCCCATCGTCGAGACATCGACGTCGTCGGCGTTCATTTCGACAGCCACCTGGGCGACCCGGTTCGACAGGGTGACGTTGTTGATCGACACCACCGCGTCTTTCACGATGAACTTCGGCATGCTAAAAAACCTCCCTGTACGGAGCGAGATTTCCCTTAGTAAAGCCCAAAGGGCGGACGGCGACTACTCTTTTTCTTTAGCGATGGCTAAAAGAATCAGCGAGGATGAACTCGTCTATGTGTTCCCGAACGGTGTCCGCACCCGGGGCGAGTGGCGGCAGTGCCAGACGTGCGGGCAGTGGTTCGTTGCCGTCCCGGCGCTGGTGCGGAAGCGGCAGACGCGGTTCTGCAGCCGGGTCTGCTGGGTCAGACGGTAGAGCTGACCACTTCGACTTCCCAGTCCGCGCCCAACACCGGCCCGCGGCTCTGGAGGCTGTACACGTTGTACCCGGAGTTGCGCCTCACCCTCAGGTCGTCGATGACGCCTCCGAGCCTCCTGTCGGCCTCTACGAGGGCTTTGACGGACATCGGTCCGCCGTCGGCGAGCATCTGGTCGAGCTTCTTCTGGCTGTTGACGTCGAAGTTCGCGACGACGAACCCTTGGACGACGAAGATCAGCTCGTCGCCGCCGCGGCGTCCGGCGATGTCGTAGGTGATCTCGCCGGGCATGATCTGGATGTGTGGCGGGGTTGGGTTGACGATCATGTACGGGGTGATCTGAATCCACGACGTCGGGGTGTTCAGCGGGGCAAGGGCGTTGGCGAGTCCCTGCCGGATCGAGCCGTAGTCAGTTGGCATATTCCCTGACGTAGCTGGAAATCAGGAAGCTCACGTCGGGGTCGGTCTTCGCGATTCGGGCGGCGGCCCCGACGTCCATGAACGACTGCACGATCCCGAACGGGGCCTCCCGTTTCCGCTTCGCCAGCTTCGTCGCGAGGATGGTGGTGGCGTCGATCACGCCGGGCGGCACCGTCGGCCAGCCAAATTTGCCGCTCACTTTGACGGAGGCGTTTTCCCAGGCCGGGAAAATCTTGGCGACGACCAGGGTGTTGTTCAACTCGATCCGGGTGAACGGTTTGCCGTCTTTGTCGGCGTTCAACGGGGTCAGCGAGAACTCTTTGGCGGCCCATGTCTCTTCGAAGTCGCCGTCGAAGTCCTGGTCGGTGGTCAGCGAGTCGAACTCGAACAGGTCGTCGATCATGATCAGCTCGGCGTTGATCGGTGTGTACAGGCGGTCCTGGAGCGGGGTCTGGAAGAAGAAGCGGCTGCATGCCTGGTCGATGCCGCGGCTGGCGGCGCTGATCGCCGCGGATAGGTCGGCGTCGGCGTACGATTGGTCCAACCCTGCTGAGGCTTTCAACTGCGCAAGGGTGATGTAGTCGCTCACACGGCCTCCTTGAACAGGACATCGGGGTTGGCCTGGCTTGCAACGATACGCCCGGCGGCGGTCAGCGGCTCGTGCCGCCACGGACGCTGCCGCCACGCGTCGATCAGCCCGGGAATGTCTTGGGCGAGCCTGGCGGCCATGTAGCTGGCGTACCATGTCTCTTCGTCCCAGCCGGGCATCCGGGCGCGCAACTGGTATGCATGGACGGCCTCTTCGAGCCGTCCCAGGTCTTTCAGTGTTTGCGCGTAGTAGAACGTTGCGCGCGGGTCGTTGCCGTAATCGTCGTGGAGCCGTGCCAGGTCGTCTTCGAGGTTACGGTTGCCGCCGGAGCTGCCGTGCAGGGTTAAACCGGTCAGGGTGCCGAAGCGGCGTCCTTCTGGTTCGAGGTATTCGTGAACTTTCCCGGTGTATCGCCACAGGTAGTCGCCGTAGATCAGCAGCGGCAGGTAGTAGCGCAACCCCATGTTGTCCACCTCGACGTTCCAGGCGTCCACCACGTTTGGGTGTTCGTCGAGCCAGTCGTGGAGGTCGGGATGCCAACTGTAGGTGGTGTCGTCGTCCATCCAGAGCAGCCAGCTTGCGCGGCCTTTCGCGGCCTGGACGGCGAAGGTGCGGTTGAAGCCGAAGTCGATCCAGCGGCAGTGGATCAGCTCGCCGGGCACGTCGAAGCAGTCGTTGGCGATTGTGGGTGTGTTGTCGGTTGAGCCGGTATCGATGAGCAGCCAGGTGTCGATCAGCCCGCGGACGGAGTCGGCGGCGGCGGGGAGCGTGTCGGTGCTGTCCCGGACGTTCATGACTAGGCAGATGCTCACTCGACCTTCCCGTCGGCGGCGTAGAGGGAGGCGCGGTCTTCGATCAGGCGGGCGTCGCGTTCCTGGTAGTACATCTTCGCGGCGACTTGTCGTTCATAGTGGCGTTCGTGTGGGCGGTGGTAGCAGACCAGCGACGCCAGCAAGTCAAGGGCGGTCGCGATCGGCAGGTCGCCGGGTGCCCACAGCCAGCGTGGTTCTTTGCCGCGGCGTTCGTAGCCGACCGACCAGTGCAGCGGCCCGTACCGCAACGAGGGCTTGTATCGGTAGAGCAGCCGCTGTTTGGTGTTCCATTCATGCGACAGCTCATGCTTCAACGCTTCCGCTTTCGTCAGCGGGTCGGCGAGGAAGTCCATGCCCTCCTGCACGGTCATCGTCGCGACGTCTTTGTCGGTGTTCTCTAGCTCCCAGCGA